CACTATACAAGGCAATTGAAGAAGTATTGGACAAAACAAACTCATTCAAGCAAGTAGTTGTTGTCCGCTCGTTAGTCCAACTCCGTGAAGTTGGTCATCTACCTGGAACACTAGAAGAAAAACAAGAGATATATGAACTCCCCTATAAAGAAGCCTGCGAAGTGTTATTCGGAAGATCCGATGCATGGGATAGACTCAAAGAACAAGGGTACGCTAGGTTCATTTCTACTACTGCTATTCGTGGTATTTCTATTGATGATGCAATTATTATAGTAGACGAAAATCAAAATATGAATTGGAGTGAGGTCAACACCATTATTACCCGTGTTGGTCATCGCTCTAAGATTATATTCTGTGGTGATTTTAAACAAACTGATTTGATTCGTTCAAACAAAGACCAGAGTGCATTCCATACATTCTTGGAAATTGCAAGAACAATGTCTGCATTTCAGGAGATATATTTCACACCAGAAGATATTGTTCGTTCCAGTTTAGTAAAAGATTGGATTATAGCATGTGAGAAACTAGGATATTAATGTTCAACTATTGCCCACCCAAAAATTTACAAGACTTAAAATCAACCACATTCCCTGATGGTAAAAGATATTACCAGTTACCTGATGGCACAAGACTGCCATCGGTGACCACCGTCATTGGTGCAAAGAAGAAACAGGCAATATTAGAGTGGCGTAAACGGGTGGGTGATGAAGTTGCAAACAAGATATCCAAACAGGCTACATCAAGAGGCACCAATCTACATTCAATCTGTGAGAATTATCTAAACAATGAACCAATCGGTTCGGTGATGCCTGATGCAAAACAGATGTTTCTGTCCATTAGACCGTTACTGAACCGTATTAACAATATACATTACCAAGAACAGGCACTATGGTCAACCAGTATCGGCATGGCAGGTCGTGTTGACTGCATCGGTGAGTTTGATGGTAAACTGTCTGTGATTGACTTTAAATCATCCAAGAAGGTAAAAACCAAACAAGATATTGATGATTATTTTGCACAATGTACCGCATATTCAATGATGTATGAAGAACTAATTGGTGAACCCATCGACCAATTGGTCATTATCATGGCCGTAGAAGACTCTGAACCCTTACTTTTTATCGAAAAAACCAGTGACCACATAAATACCTTGTTGGAATATATAAAATTCTACAAGGAAAATAAATGACTTTACCATCATCTGGGAATCAGATATCGGCCGCACAAATAAATGCAGAATTAAATAGAAGTTCATCAAATCAATTTGGATTGAATGACTCTGAAGGCCGCAGTTTGGCTGGAAGAACAGGATCTGGTTCACAAATTTCTTACTCTGATTTCTGGGGAAAATCTGGTGTTCCGCCAGTAACGCCTGGTTATGTACTTTTCACCAGTGGATCTGGTAATTACAATTTACCGACTACCGCTGGCACAAGGATTGGAATAATGTGTATGGGTGGCGGCGGAGGCGGTGGTGGTGGATCAGGCCGAAATACACACACAGGAAGATGGTCAGGTGGCGGTGGCGGTGCAAGCGGACAATTACGTGTTGCACTATTTGATGTTCCTTTAAATTCTACATTAAGTTACACTGTTGGAAGTGGCGGAGCTGGAGGCACAGCTAGAGATGGTGGTTTTAGCACTGGGTCGAATGGTACTCAAGGAGGAACTTCTTCAGTTAGTAGGGGCGGTACTTCTCTTGTTATATCTGCTGGTGGTATGCCTGGATCAGTTTCTGTTTCCGTAACAACCGCAGCACAACCACCAGGTACACAATTCGCATCGGGTGGTGGAGCAACTTCAGGAGGATCATTCGGGTCTGGTGCATTTTCTACACAGACGAGTTACAAAAATGGACAAGATTGTTATGGCATCATCAATAATTCTACTTGGTCATACTTATCTGGTGGCGCCTATCCTGGTACTGTTTATGCTCCATTCTACTATGTGGGTGGAGGTTATGGTGCTGGTGGAGTAACCGTCAACAACAGTGTTGGTTCTTCTATTAATTACTCACATCCTGATTTCGGACCTTCTGCATATAAATTTGGAAATGCTTTCAATTATGTCAGTTCTGACGCTGAGGCAGGAGTTAGTATAGGTTCTCAAGCTGTAGGGGCTACAACAGCTTCTTATAGTGGTTATGGTTATGGTGGTGCCGGTGGTGGTCGAGACAATGAATATTATGGAACAACAGGTGCAGCTTATCTAGATGGTGATGCTGGCGGTAGTGGATTTGTCTTAATTTGGTGGGGTTATTGATAACTCTATTGCCAAATATATCGGTTTGATATATAATAAGATATGGTTGTATGAAGCGACTTGAACCATATTCTGGACGGCGGTTCGATTCCGCCCATCTCCACCAAAAGGAATTTAAATGGCATTAATTATCGTAGGCATTGTAATTGTTGCTTTTGCTTTTTGGTTATATGAGTATCATAAGAATTACAATATGAAATACCTGAAACATAACAAAGAACAAGGTAAAGTGGTTCTGTAGATTCTTTTTGATGGGGATGACCTGGTTTCGACAGGGTAAGTAGTACAGAAGTGGACAACTCACCAGAGTAGGTGTAAAAACTAAATAAAGTAAACGCAAACGATGAAAAGTTCGCATTGGCAGCCTAAACGCTAGCCTAGGGTTTCGGTTGGTTTCCTCGTAACAGAATAACCAACCATTTACACACATTAACACACAGGAGAAAACTATGTCAAACATGACACCTTTTGAAATTCGTCTTGAACTATTAAAAATGGCGAGAGATATGTTATATGATGAGTATAACGCACAAAGAGACCGAATCACCCAAGATTGGCATATCAAGTGCGATACGGCAAAAGCCAAAGGTGAAACACCACCTGAACATCCGGCTTTGCCAACAATTCCCTCAGAGACAGATATTATCACTAAAGCCCATACTTTGAACGGCTTTGTATCTAATACCGTAACGGAACCTTCCGTTAAAGTATCAAAGAAAACCTGAGGGTTTAGGGGCTTTGCCCCTTCACACACATAGGAGAAGTAATGAAGAATTTATTTCTAATTACATTATTCACACTCATGCCTACATTATCACACCAACAAGAAATTGCCGAAGCACAAACGGTGGCAATGGAACTACAAGAGCAGATGCATTGTATGGCAAGAAACATATATTATGAAGCAGGCAGTGAACCGTATGAGGGTAAATTAGCCGTTGCACAAGTGACAATGAACCGTGCAAACCACCCAAGTTTCCCCAAGAAAGTCTGTGAGGTGGTTTACCAGAGAGTAAATGGAACATACCAATTCAGTTGGGTTGGTGAAAGAGTAGGTGGCATTCGGAACAAAACGGCATGGGAAGAATGTGTTGCAATTGCCAAGAGAGCATTGACAGAAACAAAGATACATGATACAATCTATAAGACAAGAGCAATGTACTTCCACAACAACACGGTTAATCCGGTGTGGAAATTAAAGTATGTTGCAAGGATTGGAAATCATTTATTTTATACAAGGTAATAAATGCCGACAAAAAACGAAATTCAAGAATTCAGTGATTTGATAAATGTTCTGGCTGAAAAAGAGAAAATGTCCAGAATGGATGCAATCGTGCATCATTGTCAACAAACAGGACTGGAGATTGATGTGGCATCCACATTGGTCTCCTCCGCACTTAAATCTAAAATCAGAGAAGAAGCCCAAGAACTTAACTTATTGAAGAAAACTGCCAAATTACCACTATGAGTTTTCAGTTCAAAGAGCATAACGGTTACTCCGCTTTTGCTTTATATAATGCGCTGAAATTACATTTCAGTTCACCATCGTATGATTATTTCAAATATCATGGTACAACAAATGTAAGTGAATCAACATTTATGAATAGAAGGGACAAATATTCTTTCTATAAATTGTCACGCAAGTACAATCTGGAAGAATTGAAGAATTATTATGTGGCAAATTTCCTAGAAGGTGATGTTCGTTGGGTTGGTGCAATATCTGGTCCTGATGGTGAAGAAACCTACAAGAAATGGCAAGGAAGAAACCAACGCTTGACATATCAGTTCGAACAAGATATAATATTCTTATTCGAATCATCTGGTAGTTTCCTTCATGTTGATAATGGTAGTCATCCATACTTGTTGACAATGATGATGCAAGGTGAGGTGATGATTGAAACTGTGGCTATATTGAATGACATTATGGGATTCTTTCCTATGTGGCAAAAGAAAATAACTGATGACATTGTGTGGCCAAATTGGAAATTAAAGATTGAAAAATACACACCGTTTATACATTATGATAAAGCCAAATTCAAGGCTATTGTGAAAGAACAATATGAAAATCAGTAAGATTTTCTAGGCAACATACCCAATTTCCAACCGTCAGGTGGATTTTTGGTTAATAATTGTTCAACACCATTATTGTACCATTTATTTCCTTTTGTTGTTGGTCTTTGATTCAATCGTCCTAAAATCCAACCAACACCAGGATGTTTTGTTGATAAAGAATTCTGTTTGCCATTATTATACCACCTACTAGATTTGTTATATTCACTTCTTCTTTTGGATTGTTCTTTTTTACTTTTTTCTGTTTGTTTTTTACCAAAAGTGCCTTCTCCTCCCAAGGTTGAATTATAACCGTTACTATTCTCAAAATGAATAAAGGAATTATATTCAAGTATAAAATAATTTTCCATTTCATTCAAACAGTGTAATTCATCCTTTGATTGATACAAAACAGACCATTCAAAATTTTCCCATCCATACTTATGTAACGCATTATAAAATGGATAATCAGGACAAATTTTTGAACGATGTATATAGTAGTGTTGTTGTTTTCTTGATGGCCACCTAGAATCAAAACCTATGTAAACTTTACCGTTTAATCTATTGACACATTTGTAGATTGAATATATAATCATGCTGATACTCTCAGAAAGTGTTAGAGTAGGTGCAGACGGCAATCTGGCGACCTACAACTATTTATGAAAGATTTGTGATGAAGATAATGAAAATAATGGTAGATATGGATGGAGTTCTATGTAACTTTGAAAAGAGATACAAGGAACTTTATGGTGATGTTTCAGAGAAAGACCGCAGAGCGGTTTTTCGTCCAAACTTTTCCGATTTTATTGCAACGAATCAGTTTGCAACACTAGAACCAATGCCAGATTTTTGGATTCTACATCAATATCTGAATCTGTTGAATATTCCAAAACAAATTCTTTCTTCAACTGCATATGAAGAAACGTTTGAAACTATTAGTAAACAAAAAAGAGAATGGTTACATAATCACAATGTTTATTGGCCTGATCCAATTTTTGTTCCTGGTAAGAGACACAAATACAAGTTTGCTCAACCAGACACAGTAATCATTGATGATACATATAGTGTCATTGAAGATTGGCGAAATCATAACGGTATCGCCATATGGCATAAAGATGCAAGAAATACCATTTCAGAATTGGAATCCTTGCTCATTTCGCCTAAATAAATCCATATAATGAATTATGTGGATAATCCGTTTAATACTCCGTAATATACCGTAATAAGGAAATAATATGACTGACTTTTCAAAACTCAAAAAATCTTCAGGCAATCTGGAGAAACTCACTAAAGCCATCGAGCAACTCAACAGCTCATCAGAAGGTGGTAAATCAGACGACAAATATTGGAGACCAGAGGTCGATAAAGCAGGTAATGGCATGGCCACTATCCGTTTTCTACCTGCACCGCCAGCTGATGGTGAGGACGGTCTGCCTTGGGTGAAAGTATTTTCTCATGGATTCCAAGGTCCTGGTGGATGGTTGATTGATAATTGTTTGACAACTAAGAACCAACAATGTCCAGTTTGTGAACACAACAACCGTTTGTGGAATTCTGGTGTTGAAGCCAATAAAGAAATCGTCCGTAAGCAGAAGCGTAAACTTAACTACATTGCAAACGTGTATATTGTCAGTGATCCAAAGCATCCTGAGAATGAAGGACAGGTAAAACTGTTCAAATTTGGTAAGAAAATCTTTGATAAGATTAATGAAGCAATGAACCCTGCTTTTGAAGATGAAACACCAATCAATCCATTTGATTTGTGGAAGGGTGCAAACTTTAAATTGAAGATTCGCAAAGTTGATGGTTATCAGAACTACGACAAGAGCGAATTCGAATCACCATCTTCTCTATTTGATGATGATGACGAACTTGAAAAGGTTTGGAAGCAAGAATATTCCCTACAGGAATTGGTTGCTGATAAAGAATTCAAGTCTTATGATGATTTGAAGAAACGACTCGACAAAGTTTTGGGTGCAGCTGATGTACCTAAGACAACTGTTGAGCAAGCACGAGCTTCAGCTCCCGTAAAGAAAGTAGCTGATGATGCTCCTTTTGATGTGCATGAAGATGATGATGACATGGCCTACTTCTCAAAGTTGGCAGATGACTAAAAAGAAACCCCGCTTCGGCGGGGTTTTTTATATGACCACGATATTGTTATAAGTTATTGTTGCGTATGTTGTTTCGTGGTTTCTCACACTTGGTATATCAGTCTTAACTGGTGTTGACTTTGATGCAACACTACCAATTATATTTTGATTTTGTATTTCAGGCACCACAGGGTCTGTTGCAGTTAATTTATTATTAATATTGTCATTTGTTGCTGCAACAAGAGCTGCACCTTGTGGTGACACCATGTTCGCCGGTGCAGAAGATAATGGTGGTGGTGTTTCTGCCGGTGCACCAACGGGTTCTGGTGGGGTATATTCAAGCTTGTTATCAGTTTTCTTTAAACGATTGAGATTTATACTTTCAGGTATTTTAATGTCCAGTTCTGGCATTTTAACATCACCTGGAATCAAATCACCTAAAAGATTCTTCAATCCTTGAATTAACTCTGGACCATTGCCTGTGTCTATCTTAGAATAATCTTCCCAGTTGTCTAGTTTGTATTTGTTATCGTCCCTCACTTTCACCCAACCCTTTAATTCTTCCATTTTTGCTTTGGAGAAAGTGGTTTCTTCACCGTTTGGACCTAACAAATTATAATATTCTTTTCCTGTTTTGTCTATCATTCTTTCCGCATTTTTCATTGCGGCTTCGGCATTTTCTTTGGTGTCAGATTGTTGTAACAAGAATTGACCTAATTTGTATGCAGCATAACCTGCCATTAATCCACCAATCACCCATGGATTAACCAAAAATCTCAACATTGGTCCAACAATACTAGACAATTTCATAATCATCTTCATTATGTTATTTGACAGAAAAGATTTAACTACGTCAAATGCGCCTTTTATAACAGACAATACACCACTAATTGATTTTTCAATTGCGGCTAAAACAGAATTCATTACGCCTTTGATAATATCTGTAATTGTTCCTATTATACCTTTTGCAGCTTTAGCCAAAGTTTCTTCATCAATATCTTTTTTAACAATGAAGGCTCTTGTTTGACCAGTACCACCCAAAGCCTGTAATAGTTCTTTGTGTCGTCTTTCTTTTTCTAATTCTTTTTCTTCTTTGAAGTTTTCTTCTTTATCAAATCTAGCCTTCATTTCATCTTGTGACTTGACAAGATGTTTATAAATCTTCTCCAATACCGGTGTTGCAAGGCCTTCACCACCAACATCAGAAATCTTTTTGATTTTATCACCAGTCTTTTTGCGTTCACGGATTGGTTTTAAACGACCAGTAAAGTATTCAATATCTTGAACATCACGACCAGCCAATCTACCATAGATGGCAGGACCCAAAACAGAACCAAATGTCAATATCTTTACGATATTCAATGGGTCTATCTTCTGTGTGAATCCTTTGATTGTGCCTCTTGTTTTAAGAGAAATGGCTTTTGTAATGGCAGTACCAATACTCTTTTCAAAGATTAATTGGTCAGCGATTAACTGGGTTAAACCAGTTTTTCTAATTCGTTTGGCTTGTTGATAGGTAATACTCATCTTTGTTGAACCAGTTTTCTATGAAAAGGTGAAGTGTCATCAATTTCACCATCTTCTTTTCTATTTTGTGCAGGTGGTGTAGATTGAACAACGGTGGTATTGATATTCTTCTGTATTGTTTTCGATTGGTCTATTTCATTCTTCAATTCAGTGTTGTCTTTTGATACTTGTGCCAGTTTATTGCCTAAATCAGCACCGACTTGAAGTGATAACGATTCCCTCTTGGTGATTCTATTTAAAAGACCAGGTCTATTTCTTGGATTCTCTCTCAAATATGATTTAAATGCTGTGTCAACATTTTGATAGTCATATTCGGTCAATTTAAAAATGAAATCACTCGCATTTTTAGCCTGTGATGCATATTGCAGTGCCTCTTTTTCTTGCACAGTACCATACTGTAATCTTCTGTCAGCCAAATACGCAACAACTCTATCATCATTTGCAAATTGTGGAAAGGTGAATCGTAAATCACTTTTCACTTTATTCAACACGTATTTGTCATACCACTTTAATTGTGCATCATACAATTCACTTGTTTTCTCTGCTGCAGCTTGTCTCCATTGTTTATCGAACTCTGGTGTTCCAGGTTCAGCAGTCAATCCAAATTGTGGATTATCTCTTGCGAATTGGTGAATTGTTTTTGAACCAGTATTCATGCCAAAAATACCATAAGATTTTGTACCTTTGGTATCTTTAACAATCTGAGCACTTCTGGACATGGCTTCAGACTCGGTTCTTGCACCGGTTTCTCCGATTACCGAAATCTTGGCTGCGGTTACCGGTCCCTCAAAGATTCTTTTTGCTGTACCCATAGTTCCAGGTTCACTGGGTTCACCGGTTCTTGTTCCACCAACACTGGGTATTGCAGCAGCAGATGCACCTTTAGACATGAAAAGTCCTGCACCAAGACCACCTAGGACTAAAAGATTTCTCATGGAAAATAAGCCAGGTTTTTTGTCGAATTTCTTTTCGACACCTTTTAGTTGCCTTTCCATTTTAGTTTTCTTCAATTTATCTTTGATTTGTTTCGATAAATCTTTCTTCAAGTCTTTTAGATTCTTGTATTCTTTGGTATCTTCCAGTTTTTCTTCTTCACCTTTTAATGCACCAAGAATCTCTTTATGTCGTCTTTGTTCTTCCAAATCTTCCAACTTTAATTCGACCATGTTCTTTTCTGTTTCCAGTTTTCTTATCTCATGGTTATCTACCATCAGTTCAAAAATAGAACCAAGAAGTCCTTCACTGGTGTATTTTTCTGGTGTGAGATTCTTTTCTTCACCTTTTTTGAACAAACCCTTTAGTTTGCCGGTGAATGATGCAACAGAAGATTCGGCAGTTTTCTTTGATTTATCTGAAACACTTGCTTTTACCTTTGTTTCTGCTCTTGCAGTTTCAGGTTTTGTTTCTTCTTGTGCAATCTTCTCTACAGGATCTTTCTTTTGTTCTGGTGTCATACCAGAAGAATTTTCAATCAACTTTCTTATAACTGGTGTAAGTTGAGATTCTGTATAAGCAGGCTTTTGTGCCTGTGCCATCTTTTTCTTTAGAAGATTGTCTTCCGCTTGTTCTTTGGCTTTTTCTTTTACTTGTTCTAGTTGTTTCTTGGTTAGATTCTGACCACCATCCATCATAATCAGGCCAATTTCACCTGCGTCTAGTAGTTCTCTGAAAGTAACATCATCCATCATGCGTAACTTTTGTTCACGCAAGTTCTCAACATATTTCTCAACTTTTCTAGAATCTTCCATTTACTTTTTTCTTTGTTGTTGCAGTTCTTTTATTTTTCTATTTTCTTCTTCAATAAATTGTAACAACATGGCGATATAAATGTCCCTCTCCCAAGGAATCATTCCTTCCAACTCAGTAAGACTATACTTATGGTGCTGCATCAATGCGAAGTTAGTCTTGTAATAATTACCTAAATCATCATAACGAAGTATTAACCGAAAAAACTTTCGAGGCCCTCCACATCAAATGAGTGTTCATAACCACACTTAGAACATTTGGCCTCAATGCGTTTCTTCATCTTTGGCATGTTATTGAAGAAATGTTCCATTCTTTCGAACTGTTGTTGATTCAAAGATTCAACAAACTCAAGTAATTCTTCCTCTGGTGTCTCATTTGCATAGTAGAACTGTTCACCGTCATAAATGTATTCGATACAACTTGCAATCAATTTGAACGTCATTTCTGTGACATTCTTTGCTTCCAATGAATCTTTCATTATGCCATAAACAGGATATCTCATCTTTACAATGATACTATCCGTTATCTTGATTTCAGGATCAACTATCTCGTCAGCTTCAGGTTTGATTTCAGTCAAATTGATTTTGGTTTCAATTGTGTTACCACATTGTTTACCTTCTTCAATTTCATTTGTACAACGATACTTTGATTCTACAACCTCACTAACAGATTTGGCTCTCAGATTCAAAAAGTAATATTCAATATCAATAATTGGTATCTCATTGATATCAAACTTTTCAGACATTGTACAGACATTAATAATGTCATTGATTGAATTCTGAATGGTTGCAGAGTCATTAGATTCCACAGCCATCAAAAGTGTTTTTTGTTCTTTTACAAGAAACGGTCTGAATTTTACCTTTTTCTTTGAAAGTGGTAATTCAAGTTCATATGTTGGCACCTCAAGTTTTGGTAAAGCCATAATAACTCCTCAGTTTTTAAATTATATAATTAAAGAATGAATTGTTCTGCCAGTAAGTATAGACAAAAGTAACGGTTAATTTGTGTGGTGAGTCTGAACCCCAGTCCAAATCCAATTGATTAATGGAAATAGGATATGCCTGAACCAATTCCACAGAGTATCTTAGTTTGTTTGCAACATCATATTGATTGATGATGATTGATGTTGAATATTGGTCTCTGTAATTCATGTTGTTTGTGGTTTTAGGATTAACTTTATCCAACCACGCATCAAAGAAATACTTTTGCTTCATGTCTCCATCTAAAATGAATGTCAAATCAATGTCATTATAGGTGGAAATATATGGTAGTTTTTCGATAGGACCATATGTTTTTCTGTCCATCGTTGCAATAGTTCTACCTGGAAGTTGTGCAGTCTCACAACGCAAGGATAGGTTTCTGGATGTAACATCCAGCTGTGAAAATAGTGTCAGAGGCACATAAATGTTTGCTTCAAACCTATTTGCTCGTGCAAGGTCTGTTGTAAAACTGGACTTAAATTCTTCTAAGGATCTAGGCATTTGTTTACCTTATTTGGTCTAACGATTCTTGCCAAACCGTCTTTTGGTTTTCTTTTGCAAATTGTTGTATTGGTAGATGCAGCGCAACATCCCATTCTTCTGGTTCAACAGCAAGTATCTTAGACCTTATATGGCCATACAAATATAACTTCAAACAAGGCTTAAATTCTTTCAGTCTAGTGAGTGAATTTAGAATAGGGTATGTTATGCGGATTCTTTTAATCTCATCTTCATCGTTATAAATTGCAAATTTCATTAACTTTCTCATAAACACAACACGGTGTTTGAGTGGCAGATAATGAAGGTTCAGTCCTAGAAAACCACCAGATTCTCGTTTGAGTGGTAAAACCAAAGGAAACTTGTCATAATATGGCAAATCACCCTTTAATTTTGGGTCATACATGAAGAAATACATACCACCCATTAGAAATTTCTGTCTATCGGCTGGTTTTGTGTATCTGTTCTTCTCTCTGGTGATTGGTCTTGCAAGAGCTCTAGGGTCACGCAAGGACTGGATTTTTTTCAACAACCAATTCAAAGATTCTCGACTCATCGTTTGGTGTTGAGCCGCAATCTTTTCTTCAGTTAATGTAGTAAGTATAGATGGATTATTCATTCAAATATTTAGGTCAGCGTTTTGATAGTCCTAAATCATATTCCGTTAGTATTTTGAATTCCCAACCTCTGTCCAGGCAATATTCAGTGGCAGCTTTCCACTTGGAACTATTGATACCCCATGTTGCCACTTCTTGAATGTATTGTTTTGTGACTCTCCTGCCCTTTGTTGGAGGTCTTGTTTGGCGGTCCGGTTTAATCTCCAACATCATGGTTTTCACTTTATTGTCACGGGTTCGAACCTTAACAATCATGTCTGGAAAATATCTGTGCCACTTACCGTCTACCGGTGACAGGTAAGGAATGGCAAGTTCTTCTGAACCCCAATGTAAAACATCAGGATTGGTATCTAACCATGTCATAACCCTACATTCCCATGAGGAACGGTAGATTATATTTCTATGGTCACCCACGTATTTCGCAGGGTTCTTTGGTCTAAAGATTCCGGAATATGCCATAAATACTATATATGTTTTTTTCAGGAAAATAAATGGCAGGATTCTACGAAAATAATGGTACCTTTAGTAGTGATGATCCAAGAATACCTCAAGGTAACATAAGTCCCATAAGAAGAATGGAACTTGTGCGTGATACAGTCGTGAATGTTGTTCCCACTGAAGGTCAAGCACAAGGTCCTTTGGCCGATTTATTTAAATCACAATATCAAAGTTCTGTTTTAAGTTACCCGAGAGATTCTGGTGCGCCAGACAAACACCACGAGGTTCAATTTGATATTCGTGACATTTCATCTGTCTCCGCTGAAGATTTGCAAAAATTAATGAGCACAATTTCTGATAAAGCTCTAGAAGGTGCTTCAAACTTTGCATCAACTAGTGGAGAACAAATAGATGCCGTATGGCAGAATGTAAAAAACCAAGGATTAGAAACAACAGCAACAAACGCATTAGAGTGGTTGAAGAAATTACCTGGTGATGTTGGTTCTACATTTTACAACACAGTTTTGCCAACTGTAACTGGTGCTTTCAATTCAATAAACACCAATTTCACAGGAAGCACTGGAAATGCATTGGCACCAGGAAAAACAGCAATAAAAGATACGATTCGCCTCTATATGCCTGATACATTGAGTTTTGGTTATCAGGTACAATACGATAAATTGAGTTTGGCTGAAGCAGGTAGTTCTTTACCATTGGTTGGTGGTATTGCTCGTGCAATTACATCTACAATCCAGAATCCTGCAGCAAGACTATTACAGAACAAGATGGGTTATGCATTCAATCCTCAACAACAAGTTTTGTTTGAAGGTATTGATTTCAGAGAATACGACATGACTTTTGTTTTTACACCGACTTCTGTTGAAGAAGCCTATGATATCACAAAAATCATAAAGACATTCAGAAAACATGCTGCGCCAACAATTGTAAATGGTTTGGCAGGTTTCTTCTTCACACCACCATCAGTTTTTGATATATCATTCTACAGAAATGGTATACCAAATGAAAAGATTTCTCCTATTAGAACAAGTGTTAT